ACGAAATTCGTTGTCTATAAATTATATGAGGCTGGTGATTCAATCCAGCTTTGAGCAAACGTTTAATTCTAGTATCTAGACAGCGATGATCGAATATGGTATACAAACACATTTAGTGTCGTAGGTCGAGACGTAACTCCGAGATTGCATCAGTATAAGGGTTGCCGCCTACACGTAGGATACACAAAAAATAGAAGATAGAACTACAAAGTCTAGGGTCATACCACTCCTGTATGCGGTGGTATTCCGAACATGATCAGTAACAATTCTACCATGAACGTAAGCAAATTAACAAACACTAGCAGCAGAAATGCTGAAGACCAACCTGTTGGAGTTTCAAGTAGGGGGGGCGGATACTATCGTAAAGATAGCAAAGGCTACCCACTTGTGGATAACTTCACACATGTTAAGAGCGGAAAGTGCATAATAAATCAAGTGATTGCACGATCTGATGCGTCGATACAAAAACAAGCCAAGCTGGGAAGGGATCTATACTATAGATCTGAGAGTAAAGGAACTAGCTTGACTCGTGCACAAATCGACGCACAAATAAATTCTCATGGCATAGCCACAAATCTTGTGAACAATAATGAAGAGCAAGAGGAGGACAGTCACTCAGAAGAGAGTGAGGACTTAACACCTAGCGTCGCTGCCAATGTACAGCCGATAGGTAGTGTTCAAAACATATATGACAATGAGTTTAATAAAGAAAAAAACAAAAGAAAAACGGGTGACGAAATTCATCTGGGTAAGATTGATACCAACATCAATAAACCACCTAAACATGGCTTGACTGGCAATCCTGATGATGATTCATTTAGGATATATAAGACTAATGTCAAATTCGCAGTTCGACATGGACAACGTACTTTCGATGAGATAACATCATTATGGTATCGAATCGGAGTACGCGGTGGTATAAAATCTGGGCTCAAGAGTAAGACGCTCAACCACAAATACAACCAATTAGGACAAACTGTTATGAATACAACAGATTTGGCCAATAACTTCGTAACTGTGGCACGGAAATACTCAAACTTCAATGCTGACTTTAGAAGCTTTGATCTTGCTGCACTGGTTGAACAATTAGCAGCAGGTATAATGACATTCAACCATTTTGGTGTTTTACCTAGTAAAGCACTAGCAGGTGGATGTCCGCTGAAAGTAATGCCGCTACAAGAGCATGATGTACGTGTGGCACCGTCACACAACAGTATATTCATACCAGCATTGTTCACCACAAATATGCGTCCAGCTGCGCTATCGGCGATAATCTTATGTTCAGCTGCTGTAGGTAGTACTATAGTCACAGATACTGTCCAATTGGATATGGTTTCACGTAGACCAATTATTACAGTGTATGAGAACGCTGAATTAGCTCAAGGCTGTGTAGCTGCATTACAATATCTAGGCGCACAATATGAAGCGTGTGGAGCAGGTGATGTATTTGCACTTGCAACAACAAGAGGCTTTAATAGAGTGGCAAGTGTAGTAGGTCAAAGTGACGAAGGCTCATTCATCAGACATGTGTTACGTTGCAATGCCTATGTATCAAGTTATGGTGGTATCTGTACAGATGTCCCACCGCTCTCAACACTACCTACACCACTAGATGATAATGTTGGCTCATTTAGGGTAATTTTTGATTCAATAATGCTACTAATAGCAGCAACTGTTGCTGAAAGTGACCCAGGGGTGATTGTTAATAATAAAATCGTCCCCTTTGTTAGCTGTTGTGAGAAAGACACACCAGAATCAGAATTTGGTAACATACACATGAATGCACTTCGTAGCGTTAGTGCTGCATTCTCAAAGCGATATGTGTCAAATTTAAATATAGTATATGGATTGCAACAAAATTCTGGAATAGCAGCAACATTCATGAATTCTTTGTTTAGTGACCATTCATTAGCCAAAGACAGGCATCTACAATATAGGGTTATTGCACCTTTCTACTGGATAGAGAACACCAGTATAATTCCTCAAGACATGTTAGATTCAATAGTTGATAAAAGCGTGTCAAGTGCATTCGCTAGCAACTCAACCATGAGGTATGAACCTATGTTTGGAGATGCTAAAGTTGTAACCAAATGGTTAGATGAGTATATCATAACCATGAGATTTACAAACATGCGCTCGATTGCAGGCATGCGGTGGTTAGGCATGCGTGAGAGAGACGGTCTTACACAGATACGTTTCGCTCAGTGTGATCCAGGCCACATTAACTGTGCAGGTCCAGATTACGATCGTAGTAAAATGCAGGATGAAGAAGAGCGTGGATTAGTGTCATTACAAGACATAAGATGGCGTTCACGTGATAACAACGTACCCAAACCAGCAGAAGGTCTGTACACTGGTGAAGGTGTTTCATTCAACATAATATGGACCAAGCATCCTTCAGAACCACACCGTGATATGATGGGTTATGAATTGACAGCGCTTCCGAGTGATGATGAGCTGTCAAATAGTGTAGTGGGAACAATAACCACTATGTTAAGCTGTGTGGGCTTTGGTGGCATAGGAACTGTGTCTCCCGGTGATAGCCAAAGTATCACCAGGGGTCTAAGAATGATTAAGGTAGCAATAAAGCTACTGAACACAAGAGCCATGTATAATAAGGTTCCAACTTTTATATATGGTGATGTAATCTTTGATTCAACTCCGACACCACCTCAACAAAGGGACAGGGTGCATATTGGTGAAGAAGGCTTCACAAGAATGGAAGACGCTGGTCAACAACCACAGATACATCAACCTGAAAGTATGCATAGTGAAAAACTACAAGGGGATAGAACTCTAGCCTCCAACGTAATCACAATGCCAGTGGTACCAGAAGTACAGAAGACAGCTCGAAATGCAAACATTGGTGAACCAATTTTAAATGACAGAGGTCAAGCAGATTTAGGCACAGGTGGGGCTGTATTACATACAACACCAGGTATGCCTACTGAAGGTGGTAACCAATGATTAGAAAAGAGTTAAATCCATATTTACGAGAGGAGATCACTCTCAACCTTTATATGGGTTCGCTACTGACTAGAGGTAGTGTACTAAATAAGGTTAAAGATATAATATCTAGGCTAAGAGAAACAAGGTACATAGTATTAGATTTTACCGATGCTTGCATGTCAGTAAACGAATGTGAGGATATAATGAGTAAATCAAACCAAGATTATGTCAAATTTAAGGAGTTGTACCAACACAAAATAAGTATAAGTAACCAATGGGTCATCACTAGAGAACTAGCCAATTGTGCAGAACCACTTGATATATTTGCATTCAATGTTTGTTTTAACAAGACAATACGTCAAATGCCTTTGAGTGATTTTGACCTGATTAAATATGTAGATGGTTACGTTTATGCTGAATACATGACTAACTCAAATAAAGTTAGTGTCTTTGATGATGATGGTAATATGGTTGTCGACTTTGAGAGTATTACATATAATAAACTCGAAGACTATCAAAACCTACGACCACAGCATAAGATAGACAATGATACTAGTGAACACATTTTCAAGGTCAAAATGGATCATCCAGGAGCACTTAATAAAGTTAATCTCTTCTGTAGTGATGTAATTAGTGATATCAGAAAAAATTATCCAACCTTTCACTCCAAACTAAGAGAACATAGTAGGTGGATATGTACATTAGGCTTGTACAATGATCAAGCTTGTGGTGCGATACTACATAGTTTAATCATACACAAGTGTACAGGCACATTCTCACATGTACCATTCATTGCAGCAGTTGGGCTGATTGATGCTAAAGTTATTACAACTCATATTAAATCAACAGGTAATAACATGAGTCTAGTAGGATCTCTCTATAGTGAGATGACATGCTTACTTGGACGTGGTGTCAAACCAGTAAATTTTAGTGAAGACATGGGTTACCGAGTTAATAAGCAGAAAATCTTGGGTAGTGTAGTAACTACAGATAAGACTATATTAGCTAACGCAATACATTCTATACTTAAAGAAGAATTGTGCAACACACAGGTCGAGTTTGAAGATGTTACATCATATTGGAACCGCAGGTGGTTATGGTGTGTCAATGGATCACACAACAAAACAGTAGGGAAAATAGATCCACACTGGGCGGTTGAGGATGACACAGGCATATTATCAAGGTTACATAGACGGGCATTCTCTGAGATGTTACCAAATAATGAGGAATACAATCCCTTATTAGCATGGCAAGGTGTAACTTACTTCACAAGTGCAGAGAAGCTAGAACATGGTAAATCACGCGCACTATATTGTAGTGATAGTATATCATATTTCTGTTTCAACCATCTCCTAAGCCCAATCGAGAAAGTGTGGAATAATAAACGTGTACATCTCAATCCAGGCAAAGGTGGTTTAACAAATATGATTAAACGTATAGCAGCAATGCAAAAGCATGGTCAGTATAATATAATGTTAGATTATGATGATTTTAACAGCCAGCACAGCCTTGAGACATTGCACACACTTTATGAATGTGTCTGTGATTACACAGGTTATGACCCAGTTCTTAAAGACAGACTACTTAAAAGTATATATAACTCACATATATACTCAAAAGGAACATATATTGGTAAACGAACTGGTACACTGATGTCTGGCGAACGTGGAACAAGTTTTGCAAACTCAATACTAAATCGTGCCTATCTACTTATGTATATAAATAACTTTGAGTGTGTGGATAGTATACATGTGGGCGATGATGTATACATAAATGTAGAAACAGAGCGACAAGCAGCGTCAATAATGCAAGATATGTCTAACTCACCATTACGAGCAAATCCTATTAAACAAAGTGTTGGAGTATATTGCGGCGAGTTCTTACGTACTTGCATAACACCATCTTATTCACGAGGATATGTGTGTCGTAGTATAGCATCACTAGTCAGTGGAAATTGGGAGAGTGAGCATTGCTTAGATCCGAATGAGGCAATGACCACATTCCTACAACAGATGTGGACAATTAGGAACCGTAGTGGTGGAATAGATATATCACATGCACTCATAACTAGCTTCTCAAACATGTCAAGATTAAAAGACAAGCAAGCATGTGTGCGCTTATTGAGTGGAATATCCAGTTACAATGGTTCACCTGTAAGCGGTAGACATAGCACGATTGAAATGTTTAAGACATGTGAAATAGATATATCGAATGATCAACAGAAGCTGGCCTCAACAGCTGAAGAACAGAGGAGACTTATGGCCTTAAGCCATTATGCAACTGAAGCATATCTTGAATACTCAATAAGTGAAACTGAGCGTGATGTGTTAGAGCACCTGAATTTGTCCCCAAAATCATCTATGGTACAGGCTTCTTATAATAAGAGCATGGGTACTGATGAAGCAGATCAGGTTACAAGTCTAACACATTACACTACAGAAGTAGTAAATTTAGATGATAGATACAGGATGATATTTAGTAGTATGTCTAGGAATATAGAATTCCTAAAACTTAAGGGGTGTCTTACGAAATACCCTATACTAACATTAGTTAAGAATCAGATACCAAATGAATATTTGACATATCTGGTGTCTGAACTATATAATGTCTATGTACCTGAAAATATAGTACGAGAAATCGTATTTGATGAAGTGCGCAAGTTGCACGTAGTCCTTAGTCCTGTAATCTTTCAGGATGTAGGATTACTCACACGTGGATGTAGTTACATAAACTACATAAACGAACCATACGCTTATTACTGTTGAGTAATAAGCGTATACAAATGATGAATGTGTGTG